GGAGTTAGTTTCAAATGTCCACTAAGAATTTTACATTCGATCCCGAATCAGGAGTTCCAAATGCTGCAGATTTGGTGGTTTATGGTGGTGCTAACTTTAAGAATACATTTAATGTAACTAATACATCAAATGAGAAATATGACTTAACTGGGTGGAGTGGATCTGCACAATTACAAAAGAGTGCGGGTATAGGAGCAACTACTGTTCCTGCAGATACTTTTACTGTAGGATTTACTAGTGCTTATGATGGTCAATTTTATATTTCATTAGGATCAACTCAAACAAGAGATCTTCCTGCTGGAAGATATGAATATAATGTTTTAATGACTCCATCTAAAGATAGTGTTGCTGTCTTAGATACTTCTATTGCTGTGGGTGCTACTGCAGGAATTGGAACAACTGAGTTTACAATTAATAAAATTGCAGGAGTAGCGATTGGTGATTCTGTATCTGTTGGTTCTGCTATTACCACAGTATCTGTGGTAGGAATTGCAACTACTATAGCAAATAGAATTCAAATTGGAGCAGCACATACCTCACCTTTAGAAATATTACCAGGAACAGGAGTTACATTTACTAGAGTAGGAAGTGCAACCACCATTTATAGTATGGTAAATGGAAATATATTAGTATATGCTGGAATAGCATCGGCTCCCTAAATACCTAAAAGGATAATTGTATAAATGGCTAAACCAGCATCTAGATCACAATTTATCGACTACTGTAAGAGACAACTTGGTGCTCCAGTATTAGAAATTAATGTTGCCGATGAGCAGATAGAAGATATTGTAGATGATGCTATTCAATATTTTCAGGAGAGGCATTTTGACGGAGTTGCACAAACATATTTAAAATATAAAGTAACACAGGATGATATTGATAGAGGTAAAGGACCAGGAACAACAGGAGTAGTTGGATTAACAACAACTAGTGCTACTGCTGATATTGCAGGTAATGAAATACAATTTGATTATGAAGAAAATAGTAATTATCTTGCCATACCACCTGCAGTTATAGGTTGTACAAAAGTATTTCACTTTGATGGATCCAACACTATTACTAATAACATGTTTAGTGTTAAGTATCAGTTATTCCTGAATGACATTTATTATTGGGGAGCAACTGAACTTTTGACATATGCAATGACAAAGACATATCTTGAAGATATTAATTTTCTTTTGACTACTGAAAAACAAATAAGATTCAATCAAAGACAAGATAGATTGTATTTGGATATGGATTGGAGTTCTATGACAGAAGGTGATTATTTGATTATTGATTGCTTTAGGGCTATGGATCCTAATGATTACACTAGAGTATGGAATGATTCATTCTTAAAACCATATGCCACTGCTTTAATTAAACGGCAATGGGGTCAGAATTTATTAAAATTTACAGGAGTAAAACTTCCTGGTGGAACTGAATTAAATGGAAGACAAATTTATGATGATGCTGAGAAAGAATTGACACGAATTAGAGAAATTATGTCCAACACTTATGAACTTCCTCCTCTAGACATGATAGGTTAAGATCATGGCACTCAATCCGTTTTTTCAACAAGGTGCTAGATCTGAACAGAATTTAGTTCAAGATTTAATCAACGAACAGTTGAGGATGTATGGTGTTGAAGTACATTATATGCCTCGAAAATATATAAAGGAAAATACAGTAATTAAAGAAGTAGTGGCATCTAAGTTTGATGATGCTTATCCTTTAGAAGCATATCTTGATACTTTTGATGGATATAGTGATAATTCAGTTGTATTATCTAAGTTTGGTATTGAGCAAACTAATGAATTAACTCTTACTATTTCTAAAGAAAGATGGGAGACTTATATTGAACCTTTAATGCAGAATGAAGATAATATTCAATTAGCTACCCGTCCTAAGGAAGGCGATTTAATCTATTTTCCGTTAGGTGATAGGTTATTTGAGATTAAGTTTGTAGAGCATGAAAAACCTTTCTATCAGTTGATGAAGACATATGTTTATACTCTTAAATGTGAACTGTTCCGTTACGAAGATGAGGTTATTGACACTGGAGTTGAAGAGATTGATGATAGTTTAATAGGAGAAGATTATAGTGGTACAACTGGTGAAGATGGTAGTATCTCCACTCTTATTGGACCAACTCAAACCCTTACTCTTGTAGGTACAGGTGTAACTGCTACTGCTATTACGGGTATTGTCACTTCTGGTGGTATTAGATATATCGACATTAGTAATCGTGGTGGTGGATATCTCGGACAACCTACCGTTGCAATATCATCTGCCCCTTCTACTGGTGTAACAGGTATTGCCACTGTTAGATTAATAGGAGGAATTGTGGCATGTACTGATAATGTTAACCCTGCTACTAGGTCTGTTCAGAATGTAGATTTGGAAAATGTAGGATCTGGTTATACAATCGCTCCTAAAATTGCCTTTATTGGTGGGGGAGGAAGCGGTGCTGCTGCTACTTCTGTTATTGGTGATAATGTCATTGGTATAGTAACTCTAACTAGTGCTGATGGTTATGTGGGTGGTGTTGGATATACTACTAACCCAACAATTACGTTTAGTAATGAAATATTTAAGACAGGTGTTACTACAGTTTCTGCTGCTGCAACTGCTGTTGTAAGTTCTGCAGGTACTATTACTGCTATTAACATAACCAATGCGGGTCTTGGATATAGTACTGCTCCTACACTAACTATTGCTGACCCTGCTCTTGATAATACTGGTAATTATAAGTTTAATGAGATTGTCACTGGACAAACAAGTGGAACTACTGCAAGAGTCAGAACATGGAATGCTACAACTAATGTAATAGAATTAGCATCAGTAGATGGAACATGGACAAGGGGTGAAAAATTATTAGGTGAGACCTCAGGTGCTACTCATACAGTTAGAGAGATTGATCTTGATCCTACAGATGATGGATTCGCAGATAATTTAGAAATAGAAACACAAGCAGATTCTATCTTAGACTTTACTGAACAGAACCCATTTGGCACTCCATAAATACTTGTGTTATAATATAATTATTGTATTTTGTGATAATGCCAAAACAACAAACTATTAAATTTAGTATTAGGCAAGATGGCACTGTAACTGAAGAGGTTATGGATGCTGCATCTCAACAATGTTTAGATTTAACAGAATCTATTGAAAAGAAACTTGGAGTTTTGCAAACAAGATCATTTAAACCTGAATTTTATCAACCTGCTATCGTTAACGAACATGTCTCACTTCAGCACAATCAAAACGAAAATCAGGAACAAACCTGAATTACAAGAAGCATTAGAACTTCTACAATATACTGTAGTAGAAGATCAAGAACTTAGAGTTACTGGTGCTCATGGTATTAATCATGAAATAGTAGAGGCAGATCTTGCTATCTCAAAAGATGTTGGTTTTCGTATGAATCCACATACAGGTGAGTACGAATTAGTTGCTGATCTCGAAACTTGGAATCAACCTATTCCAGTAGAAAGGTTTATAGACAAGGTAAATCAACAGTATGCTAGAATGACAATTCACAATACTGTTAAGAAGCAAGGATTTCAAATTGCAGAGGAATGGGAGATGGATGATAATACTATAGAATTGACGGTAACTCGATGGGTATAAATATATTATACTAGGACTATAACGATGTTTGAGTATTTTTATAACGAAATTCTGAGAAGAACTATCATATCATTTGGTACTCTTTTTAATGGAATTACAGTAAAGCAAGAAGGATCCCAGATAAGAGTTCCTTTAGCATACGGTCCTACCCAGAAATTTTTAGCAAGGTTAAATCAAACACCTGATATTAATAAAGCAACGGCAATAACGTTGCCTAGAATGTCTTTTGAATTTACAGGTCTTACATATGATCCTTCCAGAAAAGTAACTACAACACAACAGTTTACAGTAAAAGATCCTAACGATGGAACTGAGACTAAGAAGTCATATATGCCAGTTCCTTATAATATGCAATTTGAACTTGCTATTATGTGTAAGTTAAATGATGATGCTCTACAAATTACAGAACAGATACTTCCATATTTCCAACCAGCATATAATGTTACTGTTACGTTAGTAGAAAATATTAAAGAGAAAAGAGATATTCCAATTGT